GGTACAGCTAATATTGATTTATCAGAAGTTATATCTGATACTGTTGGAGCTATGGTTAGCTCTAATACTGAAACAGGAATTACAGTTACATATCAAGATGGAGATAATACAATTGATTTTGCTTTAGGATCTTCTCAAACTACAATATCATCATTAACAAATACAAGTTTAGTTGTTGGTAGAGATGCTGATAATGATATAGATTTTGCAACAGATAATAATATTATATTTAGAGCTGCAGGTGCAGATCAGATAGTTTTAAAAGATGGTGTTTTAGAACCTGTAACTGATGATGATGTAGCTTTAGGAACAAGTGGTTCAAAAAGATTTACTAATTTATTTTTAAGTGGTTCAATCACTGCAGGGGCAAATGCAAATATAACAGGTCATATAAACACTAATGGTAATATTGAAATAGATGTAGCATCTGGCGACCCTACAATAATTTTTGATACACAAGGTGCAGATAAATTTCATATTGCTGTAGATGATTCAGATAGTGATAATTTAGTTATTAAGTCTGGAGGCACTGTTGGATCTGGTAATGGACTAAAACTAGATAGCAGTGGTAATTTAATTATTACTGGAGATCTTACAGTTTCTGGTGATGACTTAACAATGGGTACAAATACAGATACTGCAATTATGGTTGCAGATGGTACTAATTTTAATCCAGTTGTACCTAGTGGAGATGTAACTCTTACAAATGCAGGTGTATTTGGTATCGCTAGTGGAGTTATTGTAAACGCAGATATTAATTCATCAGCAGCTATAGCGGACTCTAAATTAGATACAATATCAACAGCTAACAAAGTAAGTTTAGCTGCATTAGATATAGATGGTGGTACAGATATAGGAGAAGCTATTGTAGACGCAGATTTATTTATAGTAGATAATGGGGCAGGAGGCACTAATAGAAAAGTTGCTGCTTCAAGATTAGTAACATATGTTGATGCAAACTCTAGTGCTGCATCAGTAGGAAAAGCAATTGCAATGGCAATTGTATTTGGATAAAATTAAAAAGGAGATAATATGGCTACACCAAACATCGTAAACGTAGCAACTATTAATGCTAAAAACGCAACTGCTTTACTAGATGGTACATCTAGAACTACAGCGGTTGATGTTGCAGCAGATAAAGTTGCTAAAATAAATACAATTCTTGTTGCAAACGTAGATGGTTCAAATGCTGCTGATATTACAATCGAAGTTAGTGTAGATAATGGATCTAACTATGTTAAGATTGCTAATACAATATCAGTACCAGCAGATGCTACCCTAAGTTTCTTAGAGAATCCAATTTATTTAGATGAAACAGATATATTAGCTTTTACAGCATCAGCTGCAAATGACTTAACTTATTTTGTTTCTTACGAAGAATTAGATGACGCATAATAGATAGAATTATAGGAGGCAACATAATTCATGGCAAATGGCGGAATCATAGGCCCAATAAAAGTAGTATGTACACCATCTACTAAAACTCACACTTATACAGCTTCTGGAACTTTCCAAAAGAGAAACTGTACATCAACAATACCAGAAATAATGGTAGTTGCTGGTGGAGGCGGTGGAGGAGGTCATCCAGCTAGTAATGGTGGTGGTGGCGGTGCAGGTGGTTATAGAACAGCTACATGTGTTTCAATGCCTGCTGCATCTTTAACTGTTACAGTTGGAGCTGGCGGAGCTGTAGGTTTTAATTCAACAAGTGGCGGAAACTCACTTATAGGTGGATGTGTAATGACATCAACAGGTGGGGGCGGTGGAAGTAGTGGTTATACTGGAAGTGCTGGAGCTAAAACAGGTGGTTCAGGTGGAGGAGGTTCTGGTGGCCCTGGAGGATCTGGAGCCAGTGGTAATACACCCCCTACAAGTCCTTCTCAAGGAAATGATGGAGGAGATTCATCTGGAGGAAACGGATATGCTGGTGGAGGTGGTGGAGGTTCATCATCAGCTGGTGCAGACGCAGGGCCAGATGATTATGGAACTGCAGGAGCAAACGGTGGAAACGGAACAGCAAATGATATTACAGGATCAAATGTAACTTACGCAGGTGGTGGCGGTGGTTTTTCTTATGCTGGAACAGCAGGTGCAGGTGGCCCTGGTGGAGGTGGTGCTGGTGGTAGAGGGGCTAATAGTCCTGCTCCTACTGATACTAATGCAGCAAATGGCACAGCTAATACTGGCGGTGGTGGTGGCGGTAAAGCCATAGCATCAGCTGGCGGTGGAGGCGGTAATGGTGGATCAGGAATTGTAGTTATAAAAGAGACAACACCAAAATGTGCATCAGGTAGATGGACATTAAACGAACATTTCGATCAAGTAAAGAATTCAGAATGGATAACTAGAACAATATCATTAGATTATATGGTAGTTGCTGGTGGAGGTGGTGGTGGAAACTATGGAGCTGGTGGAGGTGCAGGAGGATATCGTGCATCAGGTTATGGCCCAAGTCCATTACGAGGAACAACTTTAGGAGGTTCTCTTGGAGGATTTTTAGGATGCCACACAATAACAGTTGGTGGAGGTGGAGCTGGTGGCCCAGGAACAAGTTGTGGAGCAAATGGAAGTAATTCAGTATTATGTATTTCAAGTAATCCAATAACATCAGCAGGTGGAGGTTTAGGTTCTACTTTTAATAAAGGTGATGGTGGAGATGGTGGATCTGGTGGTGGTGGAGCAAGAAACTCACCAGGCAGTCCTAGTTACTTAGGCCCAGGCGGCTCTGGTAATACTCCCCCAACAGATCCTCCTCAAGGAAATGATGGAGGTACAGGATCTCATCCAGGAAATGGAGAGGTAGCTGGAGGTGGTGGAGGAGCCACAGCAGCTGGTGGAAACGGAAGTCAAGGCCCAACTTATTTTACAGGAACTAGTGGATCAGGAGGTGCAGGAGCACCCAATACAATTTTAGGGCCAGATACTACCTATGCTGGTGGTGGAGGTGGTGCTGGTGCAACAGGATCAACTCCTAGTAAATCATATAATATTACGAGAGGAACTGGTGGAGCTGGTGGTGGAGGTAATGGAGCAACAACAGGAGCAGGATCAGCAGGATCAACAAACACTGGCGGTGGAGGCGGTGGAGGTGGTTACTGTGGTGGTTCAGATCCTGGAACTAGAGGTGATGGTGGAGCTGGAGGATCTGGTATAGTTATAGTACGAGTACCTAGTCAATTTACTTTATCAGGAAGTCCAACACCTGCACGAACATTATCAACACATCCTGGTGGAGACAAAATAGCTAAATTTACAGCTTCAGGAACATTAACAATAGCAGAAGCATAACAGAATTTTTTTATAACGGAGGAAAATAAACATGGCACATTTTGCAGAGTTAGAATCAAAAACCGACCCAACTGGTTTTACATCAGATACACATCTGATCGTAAAAAGAGTTGTAGTTGTGGCTAATGATGAAGTGCCTTCAGATGAACACGTTGATGGTGAAACATGGTGTGTTAATTTTTTTGGAGGTGGCACTTGGAAGCAAACATCTTATAACAATAACTTTAGAAAACAATATGCAGGTATTGGTATGAGATATGATGCATCTAAAAATAAATTTTTATCACCACAACCTTATGCATCTTGGTCTTTAGATAGTAGTGATGATTGGCAAGCACCAATTACATATCCATCAGTTACTAGTGGAGGATCAGGTGAAACAGCTTTTACTTACTTTATTAGATGGAATGAAACTAAATATCAAGCTGATAATAATACAGGTTGGGAAGCAACTAAATCTAACGACACAGAAGATACACCTACAGTTTACGATTGGAACGGATCGGCTTGGACATCTTAATAGGAGACTAATAAATGCCTAGAACTAATGGTGGAATCATTGGTAAAAGAAACGCAACTTCTTTTGGGAAGTGTGTTGTCACTACTAAAACGTCTTCAGGTTCTGTATCACTTCAATCAGGAACTGGTGTAATCCAAGCAGCTATACTATCAGGAGGTGGTGCAGGAGGCACTGTAACATCTGGAAACACTGGTGGTGGCGGTGGAGGTGCTGGAGGTTTATTATGCACAGAAATAAATGCATCATCATCTGTATGTGTTACAGTTGGTGGTGGAGGTTCAGCAACACCTTATCCATCTGGTTTTGGAAACACTGGAACTAACTCAACAATAGTTTCTGGATCACTTACTACTAATTCTTGTGGTGGTGGTGGAGGAGCTGGAGGAGGTAGCCCTGGAATTGGTGGTACTGGTGGATCAGGTGGTGGAAGTAGTTTTCCTAATTGTGTAGAAGGTGGATCAGGAGTTTCTGGACAAGGAAATGATGGTGGTGGAAAAACAAATCCTACTCCAGGACAATCAGGTTCAGGAGGTGGTGGCGGTAAAGGTTCTGCTGGTGCAGATGGATCAGATACCCCTTTTTTTGGTGGAGCTGGGGGTAATGGATCAGATATTTCTCCTATTTACCCAGGTATACCTTCCCCATTAAGCACTTTAGCTGGAGGTGGTGGTGGAGGTCATTACTTTGCAACAGTTGGATCTGCTCCTATTAATGGAGGTAATGGAGGCCCAGGTGGTGGTGGAGATGCAGGTAGATCTCCTAATAATACTGGTACAAACAATGGAACAGCAGGAGACACGAATACGGGTGGTGGTGGAGGTGGAACTACATCTATAAATCCTAGCGGTGGAACAGGTGGTGCAGGTGGTTCAGGTCTTGTAGTTATAAAAGAATTAAACAAAGCAAGTGGTGTATGGAATTTAAAAAGTCAATTAAGAGCAGTGCAACAAGGAACATGGCCTAAATTTGGTATTGGCCCTGTTTCTTTTGATTATTTAGTAGTTGCTGGCGGTGGTGGAGGTTATGGTTGTGTTGGTGGCGGTGGAGGAGCAGGTGGTTATAGAACATCTTTTCCAGGTGGAACAAAAATAGAATTAAGTTGTGGAACTCATTCAATTACAGTTGGTGCTGGCGGAGCTACAAGTGCATCTGGCCCAGGTGTAGGTAAAGGTAGTGATTCAGTATTTGGGCCAATAACATCTACTGGTGGAGGTAAAGGTGGTTTAAATTCACAAGCAAACGCTACTTTTTCTGCTGGAGGTTCTGGTGGAGGAACAGGTCACCAAGGATCATCTGGTGGTACAGGTAATACACCTCCTGTTAGTCCATCACAAGGTAATCCTGGAGGAGGTCGTCCAGGTACTAACCAAGGAAATTATGGAGGCTCTGGAGGTGGTGGAGCTTCAGAAGCAGGTCAAGTTGCTCCAACTGCAGAATGTAATTCAACAGGAGCAAGAGGTGGTGCAGGTTCATCAAATTCTATTACAGGTTCATCTTTAGCATACGCTGGGGGTGGTGGTGGAGGTAGCTATCTTCAACCAGGTGGAGCTGCAAGTCCTTGCGGAACAGGTGGAGCAGGTGGAAGTATTCCATCAACTCCTGGATCAGCTGGAACTACCAATAGAGGTGGTGGCGGTGGTGGTGGTACATCTGCACCTCTCCCAGGTGGTGCTGGAGGATCAGGAGTTGTTGTTCTTAGATTTCCTGGAGATAAATCTACTGCAGTAGCTGTATCTCCTGATACAAATACAATTACAACAACACCTGGAGGCTGTAAAGTAGCCACGTTTACAGTTAGTGGAAGTTTATTTGTTGGATAACTAATAAAATTATACCCCTTGACAATTTATAAAAATAACAGTATAATATAAGGTATATGAATTTAACAAATTATTATTGGTATTTCCAAAGTGCAATACCAGAAAGAGTGTGTAATGATATTGTGCGATATGGAAAATCATTACAAGATCAAATGGCAGTTACTGGAGGTTATGGTAATAAACCATTAAATGAAAAACAAACAAAAGATTTAAAAAAGAAAAGAAATTCAGATATTGTTTGGATGAGTGATAGATGGATTTATAAAGAAATACAACCATATATTCATCAAGCAAATAGAAGTGCAGGTTGGAATTTTGAATGGGATTTTAGTGAATCTTGCCAATTTACAAAATATAATAAAGATCAATTTTATGATTGGCATTGTGATAGTTGGGATCAACCTTATCAAAGAGAACAAAATGATCCATCACATGGTAAGATTAGAAAGTTATCTGTAACAGTGACATTATCAGATCCAAAAGAATATAAAGGTGGTGAGTTAGAATTTGATTTTAGAAATTTAGATCCTGATAAACCTAGAAAACCTGTAAAATGTAAAGAGATATTACCTAAAGGAAGTTTAGTAGTATTCCCCTCGTTTGTATGGCATCGAGTATGCCCAGTAAAAAAAGGCTCAAGACATAGTTTAGTTATATGGAATCTTGGTTGGCCATTTAAATAAGGAGAATATGAAAAAGAAAAAAACTAAAAACTTAAAAACAGAATTACAGTTTCCAAAACAATTAAATAGGGAAGATATATTTCCTTGTCCAATATGGTATGGTGATGAACCAGGATTTGTAAATGAATTAAATAATGCATCTGATAAATATATTGAAGAGTCTAAAAAAAATTTAAAAGAAGCAATAGATAAAAGAAATAAAAAGTTTGGAAATAAAGGAGACATGGGTCATGTGTTTCACTCAACATCGTTAATAGGTGATCCTAAGTTTAAAAAGTTACAAGATTATATAGGTGCAACAGCACATAATTTGTTAATTGAAATGGGATTTGATTTAACAAATTATACAGTATTTATTACAGAAATGTGGGTGCAAGAGTTTGCTAAAAGAGGCGGAGGACATCATACATTACACACTCATTGGAATGGGCATATCTCTGGTTTTTATTTTTTAAAAGCAAGTGAAGCTACATCAATGCCATTGTTTGAAGATCCAAGACCAGGTAATGTTATGAATCTTTTACCAGAAGCAGATAAAACAAAAGTAACATATGCATCATCACAAATTAATTATAAAGTTCAACCAGGAAAAACTATGTTCTTTCCTTCATACATGCCACATCAATACATTGTAGACATGGGATATGAACCATTTAGATTTATACATTGGAACTGTCAGGCAATACCTAATAGTGTTTTAAATGTCAAAGCCTAATGATAATATGAAAAAAGCTGTAATACAAGCTACCCTCGAAACTAATACTGTAAAGAATAAACCAGACTATATTAAAAATTTTATACAGTCAAATAAAAAACTAAAGGGGAAAAATATTATTAAAAATGTCGTTTCAAAAAAATAAATATACAGTAATTAAAAAAGCAATATCAAAAGAATTAGCAGATTTTGTTTATAAATATTTTTGTAACAAAAGAAATGTAGCAAGATTTTTATTTGATCAAAGATATATATCACCATATACAGAATACTTTGGAGTATGGAATGATGAACAAGTGCCAAATACTTATTCACATTATGGTGACATTGCAATGGAAACTTTATTACAAGAAGTAAAACCTGTAATGGAAAAACAAACAAAATTAAAATTAAGTGAAACATATTCTTACGCTAGAATATATAAAAAAGGAGATGTATTAGCAAGACATAAAGATAGATACTCTTGTGAAATATCTACAACTTTAAATCTTGGGGGTGACCCTTGGCCAATATACTTAGATCCAACTGGTAAAACAGGACAAGCTGGTATTAAAATAGATTTAGAACCAGGTGATATGTTAGTATATTCTGGATGTGATTTAGAACATTGGCGAGAAGAATTTAAAGGTAAGGATTGTGGTCAAGTATTTTTGCATTATAATAAAGCAAAATCAAAAACTGCAAAAGAAAATCAATTTGATAAAAGACCTTTTATAGGTTTACCAGCATGGTATAAAGGTTTTAAAATAAACAATGGCTAAAGTAAGTTTTTTACATTTTGTACCTAGACCAAAGCCTAAAAAAAGGCCACGAAGACATCGTAAAAATTTAAACAAACACTCAACATTTAAAAAATATAATCGACAAGGAAGATAAACAATGGTAGCAACAGTAGACACAGTAGCATTACAGACAGGCTCAGTTAAGCCTACGTCTAGTAATCAAACTACAGCAAGTAAAGCTACATCTTTAATTGAGTCTATAGTAGCTAAACCTACTATGCCTACGGGGACTACTATATCTCCACAATTACAGAATGTAGGACCTAATGAATTAATGAGCACAGCTGGTGTTACAGGTACTACAGCAGCAGCAATGCCAACAGCCGCAGCAGCACCTACAATAACAGGAGCCGCAGCACCTACAAGTATGGCATCAACAGTGCCTACAGCACAGGCTGCAAATACTTATACTCAAGCTGGAATAGCAGGACAAACTCCTACTATGACTGCAGCTACAGGAACAGTAACAGCACCTGCAGTAGCAGCTCAAGGTACAGTTAGTACAGATGCTACAGTTAGAGGTCAGTTAGCTGACTTACAACAAGATGTAACTACAGCAGTACAATCTGGTAATCCTTTACCTGTATGGGCTAGAGGTGCAGCAAAAGCTACTGAA